AATGGATTAGCATTTGATGCACAGATCACTCATTATATAATAAAAGACTATGGGAACTTAAAACTCATGGAAGGAGAAGAAATTGCTCAAGAGATTTATGGTTATGCACAAAAATGTATAGAAAAAAGTAATGCTCATGAATTTCAAGAATTTCCTGAATGGCACATGTCTATTAAACAAATAGATGTATTTAAATTAAACCATTGGGATAACATGGCTAAGAGATCTAGTCTTAAATGGATAGAATATACTATGGACTGGGATAATATCTTAGATATGCCTATACATCATGAAACAGAGATAAATACACAAGATGAATTAGATCTAGTTATTGAATACTGTATTAATGATGTGGAAGCAACTAAAGAGATCTTTAATAGATGCAAACCTTTAATTGCATTAAGAAAGAACTTAACTGAAAAATATAATATTAACTTGTTTAGTGCATCTGAACCAAGGATAAGTAAAGAGATTTTTGCTTATTATCTTGGTAAAGAGCTAGATATGCCAAAATATGAAATTAAGAAGTTAAGAACTTTTAGAAATGTAATTAAGGTAAATGATCTTATATTAGACTATGTTAAGTTTGAGACACCTGAATTTATAACTTTACTAGAAAAGTTTAAAACAGTGGAAGTAAATCCTAATTATACTAAAGGAGGGTTTAAATCTTCTGTAAAATATAAAGGTGTAAAGACTGACTTTGGATTAGGTGGTGCCCATGGTGCTACTAAAGCTGGAGTGTATGAGTCTGATACTGAGAAAGTTATAATGTCATCAGATGTTACTAGCTTCTATCCTAATTTAGCTATTGTTAATCAATATGCACCGGCTCATATACCTAAAGAAAAGTTTTGTGAATTATATAAATGGTTCTTTGATGAAAGAAAAAAGATACCAAAGAGTGATCCTATGAACTATGTGTATAAAATTATACTTAATAGTACATATGGTCTTAGTAATGATAAGAACTCTTTTCTGTATGATCCACAGTTTACTATGTTTATAACTGTTAACGGTCAACTTACACTAATGATGTTGTATGAGATGATTATGACTAGGATACCAGAGGCTGTTGCTTTAATGCAAAACACTGATGGTGTTGAGACCATAATCCCGCGGGATAAGGTAGACTTATATATGGAGATCTGTAAAGAATGGGAAGAAATTACTAATCTTAACTTAGAACATGATCAATATAGTAAACTAGTATTAGCTGATGTCAATAATTATATAGCTGTTGACACTAATGGTAAATCTAAATGTAAAGGTAGATTTGAATATGACGGGTTAGCTCTTCATAAGAACAAGTCTAAACTGATCATTCCAAAAGCATTGTATGCCTACTTTGTTGATGGAACTTTACCAGAACATACAATAAAACACAATAGAAATATTCTTGATTATTGTATAGGAGCTAAATCTAAAGGAGCATGGAGACAACATGCTATATATGTTAAAGATAAAATTGCACAAAAAGATGCACTACAAAAAATTAATAGATATTATATTTCAAATAAAGGTTGTAAAATAGTAAAAATAAATAAAAATGATCAAAGAGAAATTCAATTAGAGTCTGGGCAATGGGTCCAAACTGTAATGAATAAAATAGAAAATAAAAAGTGGTCAGACTATGACATTAATGAAAAGTACTATTTAAATGCAATTGAGAAAGAAATTAATAACATAATTGGTATAAAAAACAACCAATTGCTGTTGTTTGAATAAGTTTTATTATTATATTTGTAATTAAGTCCAAGGGGGGTCAAAGGTCGTTGTAATAAAGATTTTACACTTCATTCGTGCACGGCCCCCTATTGGCAACTAAAATCAATAAATTATGGGATACACAAGACCAACAAATACTACAAAAGATTTGTTAGTGGCAGCACCACTACCTAATCATGGAAAAACTTACACAGTTATTCCTCATAAAGATGTTATAGATGTTACTAAAAATCTATTAGACAAAAGTGGATTTATAATCACAAAAGAACTTTACAGAGCAAATATGAATGCTAAAGTAGCACAAGGAGTATATCACCTTGCTTCAGATGAAGATCCAGAAATGGGTATGATGTTTGCTTGGACAAACTCTTATGATAAAAGTACACGGTTTCAGTGTGCTGTAGGAGCTTTTGTAAATGTATGTAGTAACGGTATGTTATGTGGAGACATGGCAAACTATGCTAGAAAACATACAGGTAAAGCAGATCATGATATTCATACTCAAATAAGTTCACAAATTAAGTCAGCTAATAAGTATTATACTAAGTTAATTGATGATAAGAATAATATGAGAAAAATATTCTTACCTAAGAAACAACAAGCTGAATTAGTGGGCAGATTATTTTTAGATGAAGAAATTATAGATGCTTCACAAGTTTCTTGTATTAAAGCAGAAATGAAAGAACCATCTTATAATTACAACGCTGATCTTAATAATGCATGGACATTCTATAATCATGTTACACATTCTTTTAAGAAATCTCACCCAAGAACATGGATGAGTGATCAAGTTAAGTTTCATGAATTTATGACTGCAGAACTATTAAGTCAAGCCGGTTTACATCAAATGGATAAAAACTGGATAGATGAAAATGGTAATGGGCATATACATGGATCAGAAGCTGCAGGAGTTTGGAGCCAAGCTGTTATGACAGGATCAGATTTTGATGCTGACATGGAAGCACAAGAATATGATACTTTTGAAGAATTTAAAATATGATTGAAGAGGTAACAAGAAAAAGTCTGAAGATTAGACCATCAGGTAGATCTTCAGACTTTATATCTCCTAGCTTTGGATGGGGATGTTTATATAATTGCTCATATTGTTATATGAAAAGACACAAACCAAAAGGTTTATCAATAGCTAAAAATATTAGTCAGATTTTAACAGAAATAAATACACATGCTGTATTTGCAAAACATGAAATAAAAAAACCAAATCAAACACACCCAGAATACCTTACTTATGACATAAGTTGTAATGAAGACTTTGCTCTTCATGCTAAATATCATAATTGGAAAGAAATATTTAATTTCTTTAAAAACCATGATGATATTTTAGGAACTTTTGCAACTAAATATGTTAACCCAAAATTACTTGAATATAATCCAAAAGGAAAAATAAGAATCAGATTTAGTATGATGCCTGAAAATAAACGTAAACTGCATGAACCAAATACATCTACAATAATGGAAAGGATTAAAGCAGTTGACAAGTTTAAAAAATCAGGTTATGATGTACATCTTAATTTTAGCCCTATTATAGTATATAAAGGATGGCTAAATGATTATGAAGAATTATTCACATTGATAAACAATAATATTTCAAATAAAATTGGTATATTTGCTGAATGTATCTTCTTAACACATAATAAAGATATGCATTTTAATAACATCATAGATGGAAGAATAAAAGAAGAAGAAGATCTTTGGAGACCAGAGATGCAAGAAGGAAAAACTTCTCAATATGGTGGAAAAAATGTAAGATATAGACACAAAATTAAAAAAGAGTTTATAGATGCATTTATAAGAGAACATGATAGCACAATACCGTGGAATAAAATTAGATATATATTTTGAATTATGACAAAAATTAAAAATTTTTTATTAGATTGCATTAAATTCCTGAGTGGAGTAGTCTTACTTGTACTCGTTATAATTTTCTGGGCAATAGCCCTACTCCTTACATCACTCATTGAAATTGTTAATTGGATTGAAAGTAAATTAACAGGAATGATGAAGAAATGTTTTGGTGATGAATTAAAAAAACTTTAAAATTTTATTAAATGACTGAAAAAACCATTATTAAGCTCAATAATGAGCCAAATATTCCAGAAGACGTACTTTTGGAAAAAAGTGTTGATGAAAATATGATCAATACAGAAAATCCAAACCTTGAAAATTTGGAATTAGATGACAATTAAGGAGTTTAAAAAACTGCTTGAAGATACCTTTGAAAAGAGCAGAAAAACCTATGATCATAAAATGAACGAATATGCTACTGATCTAGAT